GGTTGGTGTGACAATCGCTACTTTCATAATCTTTCAATGTCCTCTTCAATACACTTATTACCGTATTGTATCTCAACAATGCGACAAGGTGTGGCAAATGGATTCGTCAATTGGTGCCATTCATTTTTATTTACCTTAAACTCATTATGCATATTTAATGTTTTAGCTGGCAAAGCATAACCATTATCTAACCTAGAATTAACAATACATTGACCTTCTGATACAATCCAATATTCATTCCTAGATTGGTGTTTTTGCATACTCAATGATTGACCTGGCATTACGGTAAGTTCTTTAACTTTCATGCCTTCAACTTCATGCAATACACGATAGTAACCCCAAGCTCTTTCTGTTTTGGGAGATTGCCATTCTTTTAGAATCCAAGAAGATGAATTTAATTTGTTCTCGCCACCGACACCAAAAAGAAATTCTACATTATCAACATCGGTGTCCATTTCAGGAATGTTTTCTTTGGTGCGGTCGCCACCATTGGCAAAAATGATTGTTTCTTTGGGAAACATTTCTCTAACTTTTTTAATGGCATCTTTTGCTGAACCGTCAGAATCATCAAATCGTATAGAACATAAAACATTTTTTAGATTACCCATGATAGACAATCGTTCATCAATAGACATAAACGGTTGACCTTTTTTTCTAATCAACCATTCGTCAGAATTTACACCAACTACAACTCGGCCGAGTTCTCCGGCTTTGTTGATATATTCAATATGTCCGGAATGAATGGGGTCAAACCCACCAGTGACCAAAACTATACTCATAGATTAATGCCAGGGAAAGCTTCTTTGACGATTTGTGATGTTAGATATGGAATCTTAGCTTCACGTTTCATTACCTTGATAAGCAATTCAGCTTCATCTTTATGAATAGATTCCAAAACATTAATTAAAAGATTTTGTTGTTTCTCACCAGTCAATCCTACAGATTTCTTTGGGTGACCTTTAATGAAACGATATAGACGGGTAACCTCTATATGTAAGGTACTCATTGTCATACCTTCAGGTTCGGGATTTACCGTGTAAGTTTTTGGAATTTCAACATCAAATTCCACATTGGGACTAAACATCAAAAATAAAAATTCACGAAAGCGACCACTGTCGTACCTTCGTAAAACATCAATCTTTTCCTTACGTGTGGGGGCTTTCTGAAATTCAGCAAAAATCTCAGGATACATACGATTAAAATTCATCAATCACCTCTATCAAATTTTTCAAACGATTCGCAATCATATAATTCATAAACTGCTGACGTGTGGCGGGTTTAATTTCTTCGTACCTACTTATAATACTTTCCACAATACTTTGAGGAATTTCATTAAGGTCAATCAATTGTTTATTGCGTGACCAGTTTCGTTTTAAATCATCTGTACCATCATTGGCTAAATTGGTATTCATCAATTCTGCCAAACGAACTTTAGTTAAAGCTTTCTGCCGAATACCATCCACGATAGTAGAATCGTTAGACAAAACATTAGGAATACCATCGCCTTTATCACCTTCTAAAATTAACTGTTTTAATTGGGCGCCAGCGTTATCCGTTTTAATTGCCTTCTTCATTGTAGGAGAATACTGCGACACATTAGAATTTACCTGTAATTGAACAAAGTCTTTATCACTAGATAAAATCATAATCTTTTGTGTTGGTGCAAACTTCTTAGTCAATACACCAATTACATCATCAGCTTCAGCACCATCAACATCAATCACACGATACGGTGAATTGTTCTTCAATTCATCACGAACTTTATTGAGGCACTCAAAGATTGAATTCCAATCATGTCCAGAATCTTCACGGTTTTTCTTTCTGTGTGCTTTGTAATATGGAAATATATCACGGCGCCAATATCTCTTATTGTCGCAAGCAATCACAACTTCACCATACTCCTTGAACTTCTTAACATTGGCACGAATAGTATTTAATACCATGTGACGAACCAAATTCTCCTCAACGGGAGCTTTAGAAGAACCAATTTGTTCCATCAGATTTGCAATAGCAATCTGGTTAAAGTCAAATATAATCATAATGTCCTAATTGTAATTCAAATCACGTGAATAATGAGGCAATAATTGTTCAATCATTTTTTCCCACAATTCACGGTAAATGAAATTCATTTCTTTTTCGGTGATATATGATTCAGGTAATTGCCCATCTAATACAGCTTGCACATAAAGTTTTCTATCATCACCCACCGAAATACCTCTCATCTAAGGTTTCCAAAATTTTCATAACTTCTTCATCGGACATTTTGTGGTCGGATGTTTCATATAGTGCGTTAATTTCCCACTCATCTTCATCAACATCATACCAAGCGTAAATACATACTTCTTCTTCAGGACGATGAATCAATCCCCAAGGTGTCATATCGTGTTCGGGAAATTCAAAATTTTCTTGGCCAGAATCTTTGTGAATAAAAATAGCATAAGATTCCAAATTATTATTACCACCTTCAATATACTCATCTTCTGTTTCAAGGTCAGCATAACCATCAAAGATAATTTTAATTTCTGGAATGTCGGAGATATTTTCACCAATCTCTAGTGCTTCTTCATCACGCCACATTTCATCAAGGTGTCGGCGTAACATTTCATCATATTTCACATAATCATAATCCATCAATATCACCTATTTAATAATCTTAACTAAGATTGTATCAGAATTTAACCTACCTGTCAATCCACTGGCCTTACTGTTTACCGAATCCATACAGTTTCTTAGGTAAACTTTGGCACCTTTTACCACATCAGGTAATATTGCCTCAGGCTTTCTAAGTGTTTTCTGTACCGATTTCATTTCACTATAATTGGTAAGACTTGTTCCCTTAACACCAAAGCCTTGACTGTCTAAGGCATGATATACACCGAGTTTACGTGTTTTAACATTGAATATCCACAATGATGTGGCACCAATGATATTCTTCGGAGTTTCAGATTTCAATTTGTATTCATCGCTTGATTCTAAGAATTGTAATTTTGCCACCAATTGTTCTGGTGTCTTAGACTTCTTCTTACGAGGTTTGCGACCAGCTTTACTTTCATCGGTAATCTTCATCGCATCTATAATAATAGAATCACAATAGGCAACCAACTTCTTTAATTCTGTTTTTGTGAAATTGGAATAACCTTCTCTTAATTGTTCATCATCGGTATTAACAACCTCATCAAATTCTTGCCTACGCTTCTTAGCCCAATCAATAATACGGGTAGCGTGCATACCCTTTGCCTTATCGTGCATAATGCCGTAAGGTGATGGTTCTTTTTTAAACTCACTTATAATATAATCATCAATTGAACCATCCAACTCTCCAATGATTTCGGAGACCTTCTCATTCATCCTATCTTGGATGGTTACTGTCGGTGTCGTTTTCTCAACCACGACTTCTTTGGCAGGTTCCATTGTGAAAATGGCTCTTAGACTGTTATCAAGTGTTGCCTTGAAAGCATCCGATACAATTGTGCCTTTAGATACGATACGACATAAGAATCCTGTGGTTGTAAAAACCTTAGAGGTGTCCAATCTGCCTTTAATCTTATTTTTCTTAGCATATTCGGAAATGTATTTCGCCGCATCTTTGGCATCTTTATTTGATTGATACCAATTCAATGCGGCCGCTACTTCACTCTGAGATTCCAGTTTTACATAATTCGGTTCTGCCGTTGTTCCTAGAATTCTCTGTTTAATCTCATTCTGTTTTATTTGCCTTGCCATCTAATAAGTCCTTAAAGGTATATTCGGCATAAGATTTTAAAATCATAACACCGTCTTCCGTTTCATTGTGCAACCTACTTATACCTTTGGCAGATTCTAAAGCCATCATCTCATTAGGAATTACAGCACAATTACCGAAAATTCTTTTGAGAATATCGGTATTAATGTTATAATTCATAGTATCATCATTATATGAACCAAAGAGGTAAACATATTCTTTGGTAAAATTAACACGATAACCGTCTTTTGTTTTTAATATGTAAATACCGCTCACTTTTTTGCCTTAATATAATCAATTAATTCAATAGCATCTTTATAATTAGATTTTTCAACAGCCCGCTCAATCATCTCAAGCTGGATATTGTGTAAATCATTTACAAAATCCTGAATATCAACTTTTGAAATTTTATATTTGAATAATGTTTTTCTTTTATTAAATTTCATTATACTACCTCATAAGGTTTATTCCATTTACCAATATCAATATCAATATAATAAGCTGTATCAAAATAATCATACTGAGCATCCGATTTATCATACCAACCGGCACTCATTAAAGCAGATTTAGCTTCTGCCAAAAAATCTTTTGCTTTACCCGAAAAATGTTCTTGGAACCAATAAGTATTCACACTTAAATATTTTTCTGCACGTGAACCGTTGCGAAAGCCACCTGGCTGTTGAGCAACTGTATCATTAAAGTTTTTAATAAAGTCAATTTCGCCAGATTTTACGGTCAAAGCGATGGACATATTGTTTCGGACTGACAAAGTTCCTTTAACATTGTATTTTTTTAGAATAGGTTTAAGATTTTGAGCAATAATTGCTTTTTTCTGCTGATTCATATACGCCATATTTAACCCCTATTTAATTTATTCAACCATTATATCAAAAAATGCAATTTTAGGCAACTTTTAGATAGAAAATATTGTCATTTTTGTTGTTTCCACGCAACATTTCAAGTTTTTCAGAGGAAAGTGCGATTCCGACAGCTACTTCCTTCTCTAAGTCATTGATTATTAACTGATTTTTATAAAAAATTGAGTATTTTTCGTTATTTTTCACAATTTCCGCACCAGTCAACATCATTTTCATATAATCTCCCACTAAAAATCCATTGTATCATAAATAGGCAGAAATGGCAAGCGAAAAAAAGCTCAATAAAATCAAGGACTTACGATGGATATATTCAAATTAATAGGGGACTTAGGGTTTCCAATTGCGGTGGCACTAGCTGGCGGGTATTTCGTATACCTAACAATCAAATTGTTACTTCAAGGTGTATTAGGTTCAATTAGAGGCATGATGGGAATCATTGTCGCATTGGACAATCGTGTAAAAACTATGAATCACGATGTTATTCGTATTGATACGATTGTGTCAAACGCTTTAGGATTAAAACCAGATGTTGACCGTATTGCTCGTGCTGACGGTAAGAATGATGCGAGGAGAGATTAATGGATGTCGTAGCTCTAATTAACAAATATGGATTTCCGATTGTCATGGCAGTCGGTATGGGTTATATCATTAAGTATGTTTGGGAATGGTCAACTAAAGAGGTCAAGCCGGTTATCAGTGAAGCTAATGCTACATTGATTGCTTTGATTGACCGTATTCGTATGCTTGATAATGATTTGATTAGACTAAATCAGAAGGTAAATACAGTATTACATTTGCGTGGTAAGATTATTGAATCTGACCGTGTGATGGAACAAGTTAAGGTAGAAAAAGAAGCTTCAGCTCAATTCAGCAAGGCAGTTAAAATTGATGATGAAGATAAAAAAACTGCCGCTGCTGGTGAGGGTTAATTACTTACTTGTAGCTCTATAAGTACCATCCCAACCGGATGGTACACCTTCTTTTAAGCGTTCCATCATATTTGCATAATACTGTTCTAATTCATTATGTTCTAATTTCAAATTCTCACAAAAGCCTAAAGCTTTGTTCCATTGGCCACCATAATATAAATCAAGGAACATTTGATGTTTCCATGATGGTTCACCCAAAGTAAATATCTTAACACCTTTGGTTTTACCTTTGACAGCAATACAATCTAGTTCAACAACAGGATATTCATCCTTAACTAAATCCGCTGTTCTTTCTCCCAAGATGATTTTAACTCCGTAGGGTTTTGACTGTCCTTCCAATCTGCTGGCGAGATTGACTGAATCTCCCAAACAGGTATAGTCAAAACGTTGGTCTGAACCCATATTTCCAACAACAACGGTACCAGTGTTAATGCCAAGCCCCATGCCAAAAGCTGGCACACCTTCTTTAGCAATTTCTTCATTGAACGCATCTAACGAACCCATCATTTCAAGTGCAGTTTTGACAGCGTGCTTAGCATGGTATTCATCATCAACAGGAGCATTCCAAAATGCCATCTGAGCATCACCGATATACTTATCCAAAGTGCCGTTATTTTCCAATATTTTTGCGGTCATAGCGGTCATATATCTATTCATAATTTGAGTTAGGCCTTGCACATTTTCACCATAGTGTTCTGAGATTGTGGTGAATCCACGAACATCGGTGAACATGATAGACAACTCTCTACTTTCACCACCAAGTCTTAGTAACTCAGGATTTTTTTGTAATTTCTCAACTAACGCTGGACTCAAATATGTACCAAACTGTTTCTTTATCTGGAGTTTTTGTTTGAGTTCTGACAAGAATTTGACAGTATATCCATGGGCGTAACATAGAAGAATGGTAAGTAGAGGGAATGTAATGTCAAATAAAACATACTGTCTACCAAATAATTGGACAGAACCGATATAGGTGATAATTCCCAAAGCAATCGGGAAGATGTATCCATGTTTATACCTTGTAAAAAATAATGCTACTATACAAAAGAATAAAGTGTATAGTAACTCTGCACCATCAGCATAATCTGGCCGTGATATGTTTGTACCACTAATAACTGTTTCTAAAACTGCTGCCTGCAAATGATGTGGATAGACTGCTCCGATGGGACTAGCGACTGGATTATTGAGACCTTTTGCGGTGAGTCCAACAATGACAATGCCTCCTTCAAAGTTTTTTGGAAGCTGTATTGCTGAGTGTTCACGTGGTTTAGCAGACCAATCAACCCAAATTCTACCCAATTGGTCGGTTGTGATTTTTCCAAACTTTGGTATTCTAACTGCTTCAATGTTTCCGTCTGTGACCTTGACCTGAAAGCTTGGGTCTCCTGAGGCAACTCGTAAAGTTTCAAGTGAGATACTTGGATAGAGTTTACCATCGGATTGAACAACCATTGGTACTCGTCTTGTGACGCCATCAATTTCTGGTAAGGTATTAACAACACCAATACCAGCAGCGGTTGAATTAAGTTCTTTAATGTTAGGTTCAATGCTGCCATAATTTACTCCCGCATTTTCTCCACCTATGACCGAAACACCTGGTCTAAATGGTTCATAATTATTTTTAACTTTATCACCTGTTGCAGCCTGTGGCAATACAACAGGAAATTGTGTGAATGTTTGGGCTAACGAAACATCACCACCAAACCTATCACGCTCAGGCATATAGATGTTAAACACAACCAGCCCAGCACCATTAGAATACAAATCAGCAATGAGTTTGGAATATTCGTTCCTTGGGAACGGGAATTGTCCTTTTTGTTGAATAGTTCTGTCATCAATATTTACAACGTGTACCTGTTGAGATACTGTTGCCTCCTTTGAAGTTATTAGTTGGTCAAAATATCGCAATCGTATAGATTCTACAAATGATGGATCCGCTATGCGAATACCCAACATTAAAACTACTGTGATTAAAGCCAACCAAGGTGATAGTAGAATCTTTTTCATTTTTGTATAATAGTAATATTTGTTGTTCCACCACGATTAACTTTTTGTGTTAACGGTGAGCCATCCTGTGTGATGTTGATTACGGCGTCAGATTCTCTATTTAGTGTAATATAGGCCGTGTGTGTGGTGGATTTATATAATGTGATTTTCTCACCTGAATCATCAAAGTAATATTTTAATCCCGATGCTTCAGAATATCCAGGTAACAAAGCATTTTGTGCTGATAGTTGTTCTTGTGATGCGACCAATTGTGCATTACTGGCATCTAAAAGATTTACAAGAAAGTCAACATCTAAAAAATTTATATCAAGAGCTCTCAAGTTTTCCAACTCATTCTTTTCTAATTCATTATATTTCAATAAATCAACATTCAAGAAATTCACATCCAAAGCAGTTTTAGCCTCAGACTTTTTTTCTTCATCTTTTATTTCTTTTGGTGGAGTTACAATCAATAAATTGTTAATATTAGATTGTTCAATATTCACCAAAACTGGTTTTGATGGTGGCATAGACCTTGATGCAACAACAGTGGTTTGAAAGGCCACATCCATTAACACCGAACCTGCATCTGTTGATACCTCAATCGCACCAGTGACACAACCTTTATTATCACATGACGGCAACAACATAACTAAACTTCTACCTAGTTCATCTACTGTCATGGAAAAGTCTGTGCCTCGGACTGCCACCGTTGCGGTGGGTGTTTGCACATTGACTTGTTGTGGATTTGTTTTAGCGATTTGGCCGCTTGCGTACCGAGCTGTACCGAGGACGACTTTCATTGCAATCTTACCAGAACCCTTTTTAGGGTCATACACGAAGTCATCTATCACAAGTTTGGATTGCTCTGTGATATTGACTGTCGTGTTATCTTCAAATGTTAATTTTGCTTTTGCTCTAGCTGTAACAATTGTATCATTCATTTCAACACCAGAGTTTACACTACTTGGTATTGATTTTTTATTTCTAACTATCTCAGTAGGACCAGTCTGCTCTGTGACCTTACCTATAGCAGCAATACTAGTCTGACTGAGTGATAGAAATAGTATTAAGGTTGCCAGTTGAATTAACTGTAACACTCTTTGCGGTGAGACCACTTTGTGTAACTCCAATTGTATTCGTATCACCAGTTGTTGTAACTTTTACAGTTGAAGCTCCTGAGTTGGTGCTTGTATGTGTAATTATGTTATCACTACCTGTAATGTTTATTTCACTATTATGGTTTGCACCAGTGCCTAAGTTTTGAGTAACTGTATTGTTATCACCAGATACAATTTGTTTAATTACAGAACTAGAACAACCAGCAGAACCTGTTGTACCGCAATTAATCTCTTGTGTGTTTCCACTACCAACTGTATTAATTACAACAGAAGCTGAAGCACCGTTAACGACCATATCCAATTGATTACTACTACCAATCTGGTCAATAGTTACTGTGGTAGAATCACCACCGATAAATGCTTCATTGCCTGTGCCTGAAGAACCTATACGGTTGCCTGTACCATCTTGCGTAATAGTAATAGTTGAACTATCACCAACTTGCTCAATGTAAATATCATTTGCAAAACTTAAAGTACCAAGCATTGACATAATAAATGCGAATGCTAACTTTTTCATTTATTTTCCTTTTTGAATGTCCAAAGACCTTTTTTTTCTCCATCTATAATCAATTCATATACTGCCTGTTCTATTGCAACACGGACAGCGTAAGTTGTTGGTTCATTTAACGCACTACCATTTTCTATTTCCAACGACCTGGTGCCTTGGTCAACAAACCTAAAGACACCTAAACTATGACCTGTGCTGTATATTGTTTTAGATACAGCGTTAGTCATTAAAACTTCTCCTGATGAAACACTAACCAGTCTTAATGATATCACCACTTCATCTACTCGGTATTGTTCAGAAGCTCCAATACCTAGAAATCTTGCACCATTACCACCACTTCTAATGTTACTATCATAACCAATGATGCCACCTTCAATCATAATACCGGCAACTGTCATTGGTTTGAGAGGCTTGGCATTTTTGCCTTCATACACCTCTCGTTGGTTTCTAATCAATTGTCTTTCTTTAATCACATTATCTAAACCAACTCGTTCAACAACCCTAAACCATCCTGGTGCATCCTGTAAGGCTTTAATTAAAAAGACCTCACCACCTTGAGTAACCGCTGATGAGAACTGTGCCATTCTATCACTAGGTTTCTTTTGGCCAGTTTTATCTTGAAATGCATATACCGCAATGGTAATCGGAGGACCATCTAATCGTGGCAACCTTTGGCTTAAATTTTCTTTGGGTTGTAGTTTGATAGGCTCTTCTTTAGACAATTCGTAACGAACTGTGGAACAACCTGTCAACAACCCAAATAATATAATAACCAAATATTTCATTAGAACCTAACTTTTAAGTTTACTCCAATTACATCACTTGTTGTATTTTGATACCAGTTTTTACCTAAGTTTACAGATAACATAACATCATCAGATACTTTAGAAACATTTAATAGAGCTTCTTTAATACCTGTAGTTGTTCTTGCAATCTCAACACCTAAATTCACATCTTCAATCTTAGTGTTATATGCAA